CATTTGAAAGGGATGTGCATTATCGGTCATCACACCCAACCCAGCACATACGTATGGTTATTTCACGGCAACATTCGTAGTTCGTGAATTTACCCTTGATAGGGTAATGAATCATAGTACCTTTACTGAAGCAGTAGACGCCTTTTTAGATGCTTCCAAAGAATGGCTAACTGATCTGGATGCACCAGCAGTCGTAGCCCTTAGGCAAATTGCCATTACGCTTGATGAAGAAGGCGTAACAGCAGCATTAGCCAATACATTTGGCGTGACCTACAGACACCTTCGGGATAGTCGTGGGGCACTGGAAGAAGTAAGTGAAGCCGAAGACTTCCTGAATGGCTTGTGACAGAACGCTGGATACCGGGCACCTTCACGAAACCGCTAAGCGAAGACTTCGTTTCAGACGGTCCCAAACTACGCAAGTTTGTAGAACTGTTCTGCCGTACAGAAGACGGTAAACCGCTAGTTCTGGATACTTGGCAAGCATGGCTGATTGATCGCGTACTTGAACGCTACCCCGACGACTGGCACGATCCGAAACTACGCGGACGTCTTCGCTACAAGTCCATTGTCATTTCAATGGCGCGTCAGAATGGTAAATCCGAACTGGCGCAGGTATTCGGCTTCTACGGCTTGATGATGCATGAAGCCGGACCATACGTGCTGTCACTGGCATCTAATGCTGATCAGGCAACGATCATCTATAACCGTGTGAAGTTCACGATTGATAACAACCCTGAACTTAAGCGCAGATTCAAGACCACTGGCACACGCGGTATTACACGTCTGGATAGGCCGGGTGTCTATAAGGTCAAACCAGCGAAAGCGGACGCGCTACAGGGCATCCCTGTTACTTGCTGCCTATTCGATGAAGTCCACTTGTGCCCTAGCGATATGTGGTCTGCGATGGTGCTGGGAACCACAGCCAAGGCTGACGGATTCGTACTAGGAATCACTACTGCTGGTGACGATGACAGTGAACTACTGAAGTCCCTGTACACGCAGGGTAGGGCAGCGGTAGAAGGTCAGAACGAACGCTTTGGATTCTTCCTGTGGGAAGCGCCAGAAGGGTGCGCTGTAGACGATCCTGAAGCGCTGCTAGATGCCAACCCTGCCTTAGCGTCGGGTCGTCTAAACCTAGCCGTACTGCTGGAACAGATACGCAGTATGCCGGAAGCACACGCACGCAGGTATCGCCTGAATCAGTTTGTAGCGTCTGAATCGTCATGGCTTCCCATGGAACTGTTCCACGCAGCAGCAGGGGCGACCATACAGCCACGTGTCGATATGGTCTTCAGCATTGATCGCACACCTTCATGGACACACGCAACCATCATTGGTTCGTATAAGGACGATGACGGAATTGTCCACAGTGGCATCGTCGCTGACGTCGAAGACCCAACCACAGATTCATTATTTGAACTGTGTGAACAGTTGTGGGTTCATAGTCCGGCTGAATACGTGATGGAAGGCAAGACACTTAATGAATTGGCACAACGCTTGACTGACGGGGGATACCCGGTACGCAGGCTGGTTCTGAACGACGTGAACGCTGCATCAGAACAAACCTACGCACTATTCGCTACCGGCAAGATCAAGCATGACAGTGATGGATTGCTGACACATCAAATGCCGTTCGGTATCCAGAAGGCTTACGGCAACACGTGGCGGGTATCAAGGGCAAATAGCAAACAAGACATTGATGCAGTAATGGCATTCGTATTTGCTTCTTATGCTGCCTATATCTATGTAGATCACGGAATACCTATTTACTGATTGGCAACATTCGTATATCCAAAACCCATAATTGTGGTAATGGGTATTTTCAACCGAAAGGTTAGTCAAGACGAAATCAAGGTAGCAGTAGAAAGCGCATTAGAAGAATACCGCGCATCGAATGAACTACCGATTGTAGGCAGTCCCTACGCAACCATCAATGCTAGAAACCTTCGTGGTAACGAACATGGCATTGCTGTTGATCGTGCGTTGGGTCTTGCCGCTGCATTTCGTGCTGTGACCATTCTGGGTACCGATGTTTCCCAATTGGGTCTAAGCGTCTTGCGTAAGGGCAAGGAAGTAAAACTAGGCAGCAACCATCTTGTTGTTAAGCCCAATATTGATATCAGCCGTCCTGCATTCCTTGAACAGACCACGGTGTCACTGGCAACCCATGGCAATGCGTATTGGCGAATCCATCGTGATAACGAAAGTCCTACAGGCAAGGTCACGAATCTTGAAGTTCTGGACCCTGCCCAAATGACCATTGAACGTGACAACGGTAAGAAGAAATACCGCTATATGGGCAGGGTCTATCACGACTGGCAGATCAAGCATCTAAGCCACACACGCCTAGCAGGTTACGAATACGGCGTAGGACCGCTTCAGGCAGCACAGAACGAACTACGTGGCGCTATCGACCTACGTAACTACGCAGACAACTGGTTTACCGATTCAGGCGTTCCTAGCGGCGTTCTAAGCACTGACAAGACCCTTGCACCCGGTAAGGCTGGCGAATACGTAGACGCCTTTGAAACGCAGACAGCGAACGGCAGAACCGTTGCCCTGGGCGATGGCGTGAAGTACAACCCCATCTACCTAAGTCCTGAACAAGCGCAGTTCATCCAGTCACAGCAATTCAGCGTGACGCAGATTGCCCGCATCTTCGGCATTCCGGCCATCTTCATGATGACCGACCCCGGTAGTTCCATGACGTATCAGAACAGTTCTGACGTTGAAATGCAGTATCTGAAGCACACCCTTATGCGCTACACGGTAGAAATCGAAGCCGCATTCACAGACTTAATCGCATCAGGACAAGAAGTGAAGTTCAAATATGACGACTTCCTACGTCCTGACATCAGCACACGTTACGAAGCCTACAAGGTTGCACTTGATTCAGGCTTTATGACAGTCAACGAAGTACGCGAACTAGAAGGGCTATTGCCTATTGAAAATTCAGTAAAGGACGCTACCCCGGTAGCAAACGAAAATGACAACGAATGAACTAATTACACGATCCTTTGAAATCCGTTCCGTAGACGAAGAACTACGTGAAGTAACGGGTATTGCTGTTCCTTTTGATCAGACCATCAATGCAGGTGGATATAAGGAATCCTTCGCACGTGGCGCTATCGACAGTATCGAAAATGTAAAACTGTTTTGGCAGCACAGCGAAGCCATCGGCCTAGTAACGGCTGGTGAAGATACGGAAGACGGTTTTCTGATCACCGCCCGTATTTCAAAGACCCCGCGTGGCGACGAAGCATACACGTTGCTGCAAGACGGGGTAATCAACAGATTTTCTGTTGGCTTCTTCCCCGTAGAAGACACCTATGACGCAGATAGCGAAACCGTTATCCGCACAAAGGTCGATCTTAAAGAAGTAAGCCTAGTGAATATTCCCGCGTATGACGCTGCCGTAATTAGCGAAGTACGCGAACTAAAGACTTCCGTCACTGACGGGACAACAAATAACGAAAGGGGACATAACGAAAAGATTATGACCGAAATTAATTACGCGACCGTCAGTGACCTTGACGAAATCAGGGACGCGGTAGACGGCTTAAGTCGTCGTGTAGCCGTGGCTGGCAGCGACGAAGAAGGAAAGGGTGGTACGCACTTCCGTTCCGCTGGTGAATGGGTTAAGGCACTTGCCGATAACGACGACACAGCAAAGACAGAAATCCGTGTATACACAGGCGCAACAAGCGCAGATAGCCATGTAGGCGAAGACTGGAAGAACGACCTTCTAGTAATCGTAGATAAGGGCCGTCCTACGTTGAACTTGTTCAACCGTGGCCCATTGGGTTCTAACGGATTGACCGTTAACTACCCACGCATTTCCAGCATCACTGGTAGTGCAGCATCGCAGGTACTTGAAGCCGCTGATCTGGATTCCCTTGAAGTAGTTGTAACCACTGAAAGCGCACCCGTACTTACCTACGGTGTTCACAGTGAATTGACCCGTCAGGCTATTCAGCGTTCTGACGTGTCTTATCTGGACGCGGTACTACGCGCACAGGCTGCGTCATACGCAAAGGTTACGAACAAGGTTGTTCGTGACGCACTGGTAGGCGCAACCGTTCAAACAGGTACTTCTATCACCCTGTCATCCGTGGATGCTTCCGGCATCTTGGGTGCAGTTGTTGACGCAGTATCCAAGATTGATGCAAACGGTGAAGGCGCACAGGCTGAATTCATCATCGTATCTAGCGATGTTTGGCTGAAGTTCGCATCCCTGATGGGAACTTCTGACCCTGTGTTCAACGTGGGTTATGGCGATCAGATCGGTTCTGCGAATGTTCGCGGCATCGTCGGTTCTATCGCTGGTCTGCCTGTTGTTGTTGATAGTGGATTGGCTGCAAAGTCCTTCTACATCGCATCCAGCGCAACCGTGACGTCTTGGGAATCTGCTGGTGCGCCAGTACGTCTACAGGATGAAAACGTAGTCAATCTGACTTCCGTATTCAGCCTTCACGGCTTCCTAGCCGTAGGCGTGACCAATGACAACGCTGCTGTGAAGGTAGCCGTTGCCTGATGGCAATCGTGGCTACTGACCTAGCCAACTTTGTTGGGGCAGGCAGTGAAGATACAGCATTTGTGACTTCCTGCCTGTCCACAGCAAAGGATTTGGTTGATGACTTTGTGGGGGATTCAGAAGTACCTACTTCAATCCTAGAACGCTGCTATCTAGCAGTTGGGTCAGAACTGTTCCATGTCCGAAATGCACCTAATGCCATTTCACAGTACAGCGGTGACAGTCCCATTCGAATTGCACGTGACCCCATGGTTGCTGCACGCCCACTTCTTCAACAGTACGTGGTGTTCGGCGTATGACGCTAACAGAACTACGTACATCAGTTGTCGATGAATTGGCATCCAAGGGTTATAGGGCATACGCACATTTGCCAGCACGTGTAACCCCGCCATTCTTCGTAGTGGCACCGGATGCACCGTACATCACGGAAACAGATTCTTATGTGAATTCACAGGTGAATCTAGTTGTGACGTACGTAGTCAAGCAAGGAACTAACGAAAAGACAGTAGCCGATATTGAAGCGGCAATAGAAACAACAATTCAAATAATGAAAGAAGCGCATTGGTCATACGTAGTGGACGAACCATCAGCGATTCGCGCAGGGGAAACAACTTTACCCGGCGTACAAATTCACGTGTCCACTGATCTAAAAATCTAATGAAAAGGGGATTTATGTAAATGGCACTAGAAAATGGAAAGTTCAAAGGAAAGGGACTAAGCCTGCTAATTGACAGTGTGGAATACAACGTCGATTTGTCTGCTGCAAACTTCGTAAGCGAAGACGCAGACAATGACACAACTGTATTCGCTGAAGTCGGAACCGATGCAAACAAGGATTGGTTCTTGGACGTACAAGCCGTTCTTGACTATGGCAATGGTTCGCTATGGCGCGCAATCTGGGAAAACACAGGTGACGAAGACGTTGCTTATATCTACAAGCCTTACGGCAATGCGACTGCATCAACTGCACAGCCACATTTCACAGGCACGTTAACCATTCCTACGCCACCGGACTTCGGTGGTGAAGCGGATTCTACGTTCACGTTTGAATCACGTTTCGAACTAGACGGAAAGCCAACCATGGTTACCACCGGTGGCGGTGGCTGATAGGTGGCAACGCAGTACGTCGATGGTCTTAGGGAAGCCGTACGTGATCTTCAGAAGATCGGTGCGGAAGTAGACGACCTAAAGGAAGTCTTCACTTCTATTGGGGCAATGGTGGCCACTGACGCAGTGGCATTAGCCCCTAAGCGTTCAGGCGCTTTGGCTTCAAGCCTTAAGCCCACTAAGACCAAAAACAAGGCTGCTGTTCGTGGTGGTGGTGCCCGTGTGCCTTATGCGGGTGCCATCAACTACGGGTGGCCTAGCAGAAATATGGAAGCGCAATTGTTCTTGCAAAAGGCGATTGATCAGAATGCAGATAAGGCAACAGAAATGATGGACGAAGGTATTTCGAAGATCATTACCAAATACACATAACACGGAAGGAAGTAAACATTATGAAGACATTAACACTAGGGGAAACAGCGGAAGTTGAATCCATTGCGGGGCTACCAATTGATGCCCTGAAGGACGAATCTGCACCCAAGGCGAAGTTAGCAGCGGGAATTGTATTCGTTATTAAGAAGCGCGAAAACAAGGACTTCACCATCAAGGACGCATTTGAAATGGATGCTGGTGAAGCAGCAGACATTTTGTCCGAATTCTTCGGTGACGAAGACCCAAAATAACGAAGGAACACTTAGATGACATGGCGCATGTCTGTGTTGCTTTAGGCATACCGCCACAGGACTACTGGAATATGAATTTAGACGAAAGGAATGCCATCGTAAGAAGGCTAAATCAGGTAAACAAACGTGGCTAAAAGCATAGCCGTCAGCATCCTTGCTGACACCAAAGAACTACAGAAGGGCTTACGCGAATCTGAATCAGGCTTGCAGAAGTGGGGCGGTCGTATTGATAAGGCTGCAATCGTGGCTGGCGCTGCCTTCATTGGCGCTGCTGCTGGTGCCTACAAGTTGGCTGAAATGGCTGCTGAAGATGAACAGTCTGTTATCAAACTTGAAAAGGCGATCAAGAACAACACGAAGGCTACTGACGATCAGATTGCTTCAACAGAAGAATGGATCACAGGTCTAGGCAAGACCCTAGGCGTAGCCGATGACGTAGCACGCGATGGCATGTCCAAGTTGGTTGCTGCCACGAAGGACGTAACCGCGTCACAAGACCTATTCCAGTCCGCATTGGACATTTCAGCCGGTACAGGTAAAGACCTGAACGGCGTTATTGATGCGTTGGTGAAGGCACAGAACGGTCAGGTTGGTGGCCTAGGTCGTATGGGTCTGGCGACCAAAGACGCAGAAGGCAAGACCAAATCATTAACTGACATCTTGAAGGATGCCCAAAAGGCATACGGGGGACAGGCAGCAGCACAAGCCGACACCTACGCAGGCAAGATGGAAATAATGAAGATTCAGATGGGGGAATTGGCTGAATCGGTCGGTTACCTTGTTCTTCCTGCACTATCTAAGTTGACCAGTATTCTTCTGGATAAGGTTGTACCTGCCCTAGAATCCGCTATTGGTTGGGTAGAAGACCACAAGACCCTAGCAATCGTGATCGCCAGTGTAATGGCTGGTTTTGGGGCTGCTGTGATCGCTGCCAGTATTGCACTGAAACTATATGCGGCTACACAGACCATCGTCAGCGCTGCTACGAAGGTGTGGGCTGCTGGCCAATGGCTATTGAATGCTGCCCTTAGTGCCAACCCAATAGGCATCGTCATTATTGCAATCGCTGCATTCGTGGCTGCCATCGTCATTCTTTGGAAGAAAAATGACGGCTTCCGTAACGCATTAATCAGTGCGTGGAATGCCTTGAAGTCTGCCGGTAAGGCTTTGTGGCAAGGGATGAAGGAAGCCTTTGGGAAGGTCGGTCAGTTCGCTACCAACGCCAAGAACAAGATCGTGGGCGACTTCAACAATGTAGTCAGTTTCATTCGTGGCGTACCGGGCAAGATTCGTGAACTGGGTTCCAAGTTCAAGGAAGCCGGTTCATCCATTATGGGCAAGATTATTGACGGTATTAAGAACACAGCAGGATTCGTAGGCAAGATTGCGGGTTCTGTATGGGCTGCCTTTAAGAAGGTATTGAACAGCGGTATTAACAGCATCAACCGTGCATTGGAATTCAAGATTTCACTACCGGCTGGTCTGGGTTCGTTCACCATCAACCCACCTGACATTCCACATCTTGCTAAGGGTGGTATTACCACCGGCCCGACACTAGCAATGATTGGTGACAACCCCGGTGGTAGGGAAGCGGTTATACCACTAGACAGATATGACCTATTTGGGTCAACAACAGTAATCAACCTAACGGTTAATGCGCCGGTAGGTGCAAATTCAGCAAGCATTGGAAAGGAAATTCAGGGGTACCTTGACGCCTATCTATCTAAAGGTGGACGCAGGGTAGCGACAGTATGACGAAACAAGAATTCAACACAATAGACAAGGTAAGACTTGAAGTAGAAACACCATCGATCAACCGTAAGAACATGGTTGTTAACCCTGATGGTTCCCTAGGTGGCTACTGGTGGATTGCTAGCGGTTCAACAATCACCACAGATGGGGGACTAAAGCTTACTTCCGCTGCTGGTGGCGCTACTAGCATGTGGTCAGGATTCATGCGTGTACCGGCCAATGCGGCTGTGGCAGCACAGTTGCGTCTTGTGAACTTCACGGCTGCACGCAACATCAAGGTTCAGATCAATTTCTTTACCGTTGGACGTGCGTTTATCAGTTCAACGCCACTGTCTGGCGCTATGTCATCTGCTGGTACCTACACGGTCAGTGGCGTAGCGCCTGCCAATGCTGCATACGCGCGTATCTTCATTGGTCTATACAACGGCAGTGGCGTACCTTCAGCAGGCAACTACGCAACCGTTACTGACGTCATGTTCCTAAGTGACACTGATGCTGTTCGTACAAATCTAATTACCAACCCTTCATTTGAAACCAATGCCAATAGTTGGTCTAACGCATTCTTTAGCAATATCGCACGAACCAATGTGACCAGTGCTGTATACGGTTCCTACTGTGCGTCAGCCACAGCAACCACTACCGGCGACACGGGACGCGGTACACCAACAGGTGCTAGCGGTATGCCTGTTACTGCTGAAAAGGATTACACCTTCAGCGTCTATTCAAAGGCTGCAACAACTGGTAGGGAAATCTTCTTCAACTTCTATTGGTACAACGCTGGTAATTCACTGATCCAAACTGACACGACTGAAGTCCTAGGAACTGACAGCACTTCATGGCAACGTTTTTCTGCTACCCGTACGGCACCTGTAGGCGCTGTTCGTGGTGCTGTATTCATCATCTGGAAGGCTACGGCCAACGCTGAAGTTCACTATTTTGATTGCGCCATGTATGAACAGGCTAGCCAAGTGAACCCGTACTTTGATGGTTCTATCGTTGCTACTGACACCATGAACTACGCATGGACTGGTACAGCACATGCTTCTACAAGCACTGCGTCAGGTATTGAAGGCATTGGTAGCCGTCGCTGGAACCTAATCAAGAACCCTTCATTTGAAGCAAGCACAGCCGTAGGTTGGCAGAACAACGTATCTGGTCTTGCAGCAACGCTGGACACTTCCGCACCTGCGTTCGGTACTAAGTCCCTACGTGTGGCTGTAACGGGCACAGGGACGTATACAGCCAATCCCAGAACGCTTGTGTCACACACTGACCCGATCATGATTAAGGGTGGTAAGACCTACACCCTGTCTGTTCACTACAAAGAAAATGCAGCAGGTGTTGCGGCTGCTACAGGTAACAACCGTCCCAACTTGTGGATTCGCTGGTACGCGCTGCAAGGTAATACCTTTGGCCCAATACCGGTTGGCCTAGCAAATCTTTCTGGTATCCATAACGCACCCAAGTTCACGCCTACTACGTCATGGACACGTCAGCAATACACGTTGACAGCGCCACAGTACGCAACCCATTTTGAAGTTGGTGTGACCAGACCCGGTATGAAACCCGGTCAGATCATCTGGATTGATGGTGTTCAGTTCGAAGAAGGTTTAACTGCTACTGACTACTTTGATGGTTCTACGCCTGACAGCACTGAACTATATGACTGGGGAAGCATTATCAATAACAGTCATTCAACGGCTTACACGCCGGGTGAATTGGCTTATGTTTCGCCTGCCAAGGATTACGTGAACGTGTTGGGTTCAGCACACGAAATCACCATTGATCGTGAAGCCCTGAACTTAGGCATGATGACTGCTGACTTCCCATTGGCTGATGGTCTTGATCCTGCAAGCACACCTGACCTGTTGGCTAAGGGTAGGGAAGTGCGTGTGATGGCTTTGGTTGAACCTTTTGAATGGGCAACAGGTCAGTTCACTGAATCAGTTTGGACACCAATCTTCACAGGCAATATTGATGAAGTTCGTTCCGTCTATGAATTCAACAAGGATAAGAATCGTAATGAAACACATGTAACGCTGAATGCCGTAGATAGAACTGCACAGTTGGCAAACATCAAGGCACCTAATAGCGTTGCTTCTGTTCCTGAATTACCGCGTCTATTGAATGGTGCGAATGTTCCGTGGAACGCGAATCACAATAGGGGACAGATCAGCACGGCTACGACTGTGGCTGTGATTGAAGACGCTTCAGCGTTGGATCAGATCGCTATTACCCGTGACACCAACAGGGGACAGGCGTGGGTAGATCGTAACGGTGTGCTTAATGTGTTCAACCGAAGCACTTACAGGAATACCTATGACCACGGTTACGCCGTCAACGCATCGATCAACACCGTAACGCGATTTAATTGCACCGTATCTGTAATTAGCGATCCACCCGGCGTCACGGTGGCTAGGGCAACAGCAGTTTCTTCTAATCCTGCAACGGTGGAAGTGCTGCTACCCGCAAAGGGCTTGAACGGCAGGGATTTGAATATCAGGACCAAGAATCAAGTGGAACGTACAAGGACAATAGAACTACAGCCCTTGGACCATTTGGGTAACCCCACATCACCCACTGTTGCCACGCACACAGCCGTCAGCGGAACTGCGTCATACGCACAATGGAACCCGATCATAAAGGTTCCAGACGGCACGGCATCGATTCGCGTAAGAATCACTATGCTTTCCATGGTTGCCGGTGAATGGTTTAACGTCTACGTCAGTCACGGCCACGAACCCCGTTGTTTGGATGAATCTACTAAGGACAGTACCTTTAGCGGTTCCGGGGCTTATGTGCGTACCGGCTACACCGACATGGATATGTCCTTCAGCACTAGTGATTTGATCAATAGCGTTACTTTCAAGTACCTACGTACCGTCGATGGGCAGTCTGAAGAAGTTCCTTACGGTCCTTACATCGATCAAAGTAGCATCGATCAGTATGGCGCTGCCGGGTACGAATTCAAGATCGTAGGTGCTAATGAAGGACTAATAGACTTTGAAGCACTGGCACTAGAAATCCTGACTGCTAACAAGACGCCTATTCGTAAGGTCAATAACGTTACGACACTTGTAGATAACAATGCAGGCATTTTCGCTGCTGTATCTACTGACCTGTGTGATGTGGTAGACGTTAAGTTCAACAGCACTAATTACAAGTTGCGTGTGAACAGCATCAAGCACATCTTGAAGGCTGAAGCCAAGAATGGTGCTGACAAGTCCACATGGTTTGTTGAATATGGATTTGGAACTGATGGTGGTACCGCGCTGCCACAGATGACGGCTTCACCTAACGGCACTATCGTCTACCAGACGCCTTATGGTCGTGTAAAGCGTCACAACAGCGCACAGGGAATCCCTAACGCTGCATGGACGCAGGTTACGTTCAACACCACAGATTCCAAGACTGGTGAAATTACGTGGGACGGTACCAATCAGGGCTACGTCATTGACAAGCCCGGACTGTACAGCGTTATCGGGTCTGTCAGATGGGTTGCGGGTGCAGCAGGAATCAGGGGGATTGCGGTTTACCGTAACGGGGTCATTCATAGGTACATCTATGACATTGAAACAAATACAGCCCTGACACCTTCAACGCAGGTATCTACGCTGGTCAGATTGAACGCTGGGGACACGATTGACCTACGCACCTACCAGTCATCCGGTTCAGCCTTGAACATTCTTTCTGAAGGTTCAGGTGCTACAGCCCTAGAAATTGGATGGATTGGACCATGATGACGACTATTCAAATCGTGATCCTTGTAGGAACGTTACTTGTGGCGTTGCACACCATTCACAAGTTTCTGATCAAGCCTGTTATTGAAGTGGTGCGTAGATTGGATCAGGCTATCGATGTGATCATGGGTACGTCTGCTGTGGTTGATAAGCGAACTGGAACTGTGCTTGTACCGGCCAGACCCGGCATCATGGAATTAATGTCAGAACGCTTCAACAGATCAGAAGATCGAATGCAGGATATTGAACACAGATTGCTAACACTGGAAGATCGTGTGGAAGAAGTCAGCAGGAAGTAGCCTGTAACGCTGTATATGGCAATCTGACGACCGTGTCCGATACCCACCAAAGATTTCCTTCCGTGGAAAAGCAAAAGCCCCTAGAAACTAATCTAGGGGCTTTTGGCTGTACAGATCACTTGTTGCGGTTCTTGTACGCATCCTTGATTTCTTGGGGGATACGGCCACGGCTGCCTTCTTCAATCAACTTTTCAGCAACAGCCCATTCACGAATCACAGCAGCGTCAGTACCGCTGGTCTTACGCTTGGCAGTGGTCTTCTTTGCTGCCTTGTCGATGTACGGCTGCAAAGCCTTCTGCAACTTGTCCTTGTTCTTGTCTGTCAGATCAATGGTGTAGGTCGTGCCATCGAATGCGAATGACACAGCGCCACCGTTGCCATTGATTTCTTCACCGGTCAGATCATCCGTGTAAACGGTCATCGTTGTCTTAGCCATGATTTTATTCAACCACACGCTTCCGCATTATGTACATTGTTCGTTCGTAATCCCATGGGTGAATAGGCTGGCCGGTATTGCGATAGACCCTGATAGGCGTTAAACATTCGGGCGGTAAGGGAAGTTCCAACTGTTCTGGAATCCCAACTGCATCGTTATAGGTTCGTGACCTACTTGTCTTAATGACGCGAAAGCCTAGAACTTCAGCAGGAACCTTGTAGTAGCGACCAATGCTGATGCTTGGGATGGAACCTTCCCTGATTGCCCTGTAGACCGTCTTGATGTTTAGACGTAAGACTTCTGCAACTTGTTCAGGGGTCCACCATGGGACTGATGTGACTGGTGTTGTGTCCTGTGACTGCCGTGAAATAACCATACGTATGTGCTGGGTTGGGTGTGATGACCGATAATGCACAT